ACAAGGAGTACATCAACTGTTCCCGGCCATTAAAGAAGTGGCAAGCAGGAACACCAAGCGAAATATTAAGCATGTTGGTTTTTGGGTGGTCAACTGCCGAAAAAGTTTATAAAATTCGTAAGGAAGGGCAATCTAAGTTTCCTGATGGTAAGGTGGGTTGGGCACGTTGGGGATTTAGAGCACAAGAAACATTATTTGAATGGAATTATAATAAAGAAGGAAAATTAATAGGATTTACGCAATGTGATCCTGTTAACATGAATTATATATTTATACCAATTGAAAAAATACTTTTATTTAGAACTAAAATTTATAAAGACAACCCACAAGGGCGAAGCTGGTTTAGGACGGCATTTAAGCCTTGGTGGTTTAAAAAACATTTAGAAGAATTTGAGGCAATCGGCCTAGAACATACGGCTGTTGGTGTTGTTGTTGGATGGGTGCCTAAATCAGTATTAACGGATTCTACACAAGCAGCACTTAAAACAAATTTTGGGAATGCTATAACAAAAATTCAGACTGGAAAAGGCGCGGCTATACTCTTGCCCTTAGAATATGATGAAAAAGGAAATAAAAAATATGATCTTACTTTACTGTCTGGAAATTCTAAGACATCAGAAATTCAACAAATAGGAGCCGTTATTGAACGTTACGAAATGAGAATTGTTCAAAGTTGTCTTTATGAAATTTCTATGATAGGTACTAAAGGCGGCGGCTCTTATGCTCTGGCTGAAAACAAGTCAAATTCTTTTACAATGGCATTAGGAACTATTTTAGAAATTGTAAAATCTATTATTAATGATAATGCAGTTAATGAACTATTCAAGCTTAATGGCGATGATATGGAAGAGCTGCCAACAATTGAATTTATGCCAATTGTTAAGGCAGATCTCAAAGAAGTTGGGGAGTATCTTAAGAATCTTGCAGCATCCGGGGCGGTTATTTGGCCTAATAGAGCACTGTCAAAATTTATCATGGAAATTGCCAATATGCCGGTGCAAACTGATGATGAAATTGAAGAAAGTTTAAATGTAAAAGAGGAAGATAAAAAACTTACTGAAGAAGATGACCAAGTTGATGAAATAGAAGAAGTCGAAGAAGAGCAAACAACCGAAGAAGAAAATACTAAAAAACCTGAGGAAGTGATTGATGATGAAGGATCAAACTGAAGATCCTTCTAAGCTTCCTGATTCGGAAATTTGGCCGGAAATATTAAATATTGCTGATAAATATAACATAGCATTAACAATCGCAAGTTTATATGCTTTAAAATCAGTTAAAAACAAGTTTGGAAGTAAATTTTTAGATGTACTTAATAGTAAAGATGATAAAAAACTAGATAAATTTTTGTCAAATATAACTTTAGATGGGGAAAAATTAGGGATAACATCTAAGAAACTTATCAATGAAGTTGGAAATCTAATAAATCAAAAATATAATTTTGGAATTGATATTAAGGAACTTGCGCTTAATGATTATATTGATAAACATGTAGCGGAATTAGTAGTGCAAATTAGCGAAACAACGAGAGAAAATATTAATGGACTTGTAAAAACTGGATGGAAAAATCAGATTAATCCTGAGAAATTAGTAAAAAATATTAAGAATAGTGGAATTGGATTAGATCGAAATAGGCAGGCATCGTTAGAAAAATATAGAAGAGCTTTAATTAAGGAAAAATTGCCGAAAAAACAGATTGAAAAACTTTGTATTAAAAAATATAACCAATTATTATTAGATCGAGGAAGGACTATTGCGAGAACTGAAGCAATTAATCTAGCTAATGAAGGCTCTCGACAAATGTATGAAGCAAGTGCAAAACAAAATAAATATATTAATAATAACTACGAACTTGAATGGATTGTAACACCTGATGATAGGCTTTGTGATAAATGTAGAGCTATGAAAGGAAAACGATCTTCTTTCTCAGGAACTTTTGATGGTGGATTAAGAAGACCTACACTTCATCCTCGTTGCCGTTGTTGTATTGTAAGTGTTAGAAAAAATTCTAAAGATTTACAATAATAAACACCTCGTTGTAAAGTTATTTTTATAATCCATGAATAAAGGCATATGGTGATTTTGTGCCAGAAACAAAAATATTCAAAATTGATAAATTGAAGCAAATAGTCTTTGGGGTTGTGCTACAACCTAATATTCCTGATCTTCAGGGAGATATTATAACTGAGGATGAGATAGAACAGGCAGCCCACCGCTACATTGTAGAGAGCCGGATTACTGGATTTAGGCATCAGGAAGAACTTGATGCTGTTATTGTTGAAAGTTATATTTCAAAAGATGATAATTGGTTTAAGGATGAAAAAATATTAAAAGGTTCTTGGCTCGTTGCCATGAAAATTAATGATCCTAAAGTTTGGCAAGGAGTTTTAGACGGTACTCTTAATAGTTTTTCTATTGGTGGGTGGGCAAAGTCTGATCCTGTAGATGGTGGTGTTATGGACGAAGGCGGCGGTTAAATGGTTAATATGCTTACTGAATTGGAAGTAAAAGAAATTTCTATTGTTCCGTGGGGGGCAAATAACAAAAAATTTCTTTGTATCAAAGATAAAGATGGTAAAGTTTTGAAAAATTCGGATTGGTTTATTACTAAAATTATGGAGAGTGTTGATATGGGTCAAGTAGAAAACGATAGAATCACTAAGGAAGCTGCTGAAAAGGCTGCTAAGGATGCTGCGGAACTTCTAAAGAAAGAAGCTGATGCAAAAGCAAAGCTTGAGAAAGAACTTAAGGAAGCTACTGAAGCTAAGGCTAAACTCGAAAAAGAGCAAAAAGAGGCTATGGAAAAAGCAGTGAGTGAGAAGGAAGCACTAGCTAAAGAACTTCTGGATATGAGAGCTGAAGTTAAGAAGGCTCAGGAAGCTGCTAAGATCGAAAAGGATGCAAGACTTCTAAGTATTCATAAGGAGTTTGCTAAGGAAAATCTGTCTCTTATGGGCGATCATACAGAACTTGGAGTATTTCTTAAGGAAGCTAAAGAAGTTCTAACAGAAAAATCATATACTTTCATGGAAACTGTTCTTAAATCTGCAAATGAGAAGATCGCGAAGGGTGGACTTTTCATAGAACTTGGTAAAGATAATAACCAGTCTGCAAATGGTAATATCCTTGATAAAATTAACAAGATGGCAAGCGATATCATGATTGCTGAAAAAGTTGGTTATGATCAGGCAGTTGCTAAGGTTTTTGAGAAGGATGCTAAACTTTATGAAGAATATGAGAAGGCAAATAAGTAAGGAGAGTGATAATTAATGGCAATTTCTGAATACGGGCCTAATATTGATATCAGTATGTTTCCAGCGGGGGAAGCTATGGCCGCCTCTGATGGGGATGATTCTGATTATATTAATAGAGTTGTATGTCTAAATAGTAGCGGTGAGGTAGTTTATCCTACGGCGATTACTGATATTCCGGTTGGAGTTCTAATTGAAGGCGGTGCTGATGGTGAATATGTAACTTTCAGGGCTTTTGGTGTGGTACCTGTGAAAGTTAATGCGATTGTTGCATTACCGTCTAAAATTTCTATTACTTCGGACGGGGGAACTATTGATGGAAGAGTCGGAACTTCTGTGGCAACTTGTCATATAGTAGGGCAACTTCTAGAAGCGTCTGATGCTGAAGATGATATCGTAAGTGCAATAATTAATTGCATCAGTCCTGCGATTCTCGCAGCTTAAATAAATTAGGAGAGTGAAAAAAATGGCTAGACCTAATACAGCAGGAGTTCATATTGATGGACTTCTGTCTAATCTTTCTATTGCGTACATGCAAAATCAAGATGTGTTTATATTCCCGAAGGTTTTTAAACCTGTGCCTGTAGATAACCAATCAGATCTTTATACAGTGTTTGATAAAGATGATTTTAATTTGGATGAAGCCCAAGTTAGAAAGGATTCTACTGAGTCCGCCGGTTCTGGTTATGATCTATCGAATGATAATTATAAATGCGAAGTATACGGATTTCATAAGGACGTTGGGGATCAGATTCTTGCAAATGCTGGAAAAACTTTCAATCTGATGAGGGATGCAACCGAATTTGTCACTAGAAAAATTCTGCTAAAGCAAGAAAGAGAATGGGTAAATACTTATCTTGCAAGCGGAGTTTGGGGTGAAACTCTGGTAGGTGTTACCGATTTTGACCAGATTTCGGAGCCAACGAGCGCACCTATTGAGCTTTTCTCTGGCGAAATGGTAACTATGCTAGAGGCTACGGGTATTGAGCCAAATACTCTCGTTATGGGCTATAAGGTTTTCAACGATCTCAAGAATCATCCTGATTTTGTTGACAGAGTTAAATATTCTAGCTCTGACGCTGTAACTGAGGCTATTATGGCCCGGCTTATTGGTGTTGAGAGGATACTTGTCGCAAAATCTATTGTCGCGACAGGCAAGGGAGCAACTAAGACAACCTCATTTAATTTCGGAAGAAATGCGCTACTGTGTTATGCTGCGCCTTCCCCAGGACTACTGACTCCGAGTGCAGGATATACTTTCTCATGGAATTATGCCGGTGTAGGGAATGTAGCAATAAACAAATTCTATATTCGCGAGAAGAAAACAACTAGGGTAGAGGCAGAATCCGCTTTCGACTGTAAGATTACAGCTTCTGAACTTGGTAAGCTTTTTACTATTGTTACTGAAGCTTAAATATTTTTTGGAGGTTTTAATATGGGAAAAACTTTAGAAGAAGTAAATAATACGACTATTAAAGTAATCGTGGATATGTCAAATTCCGCACTAAAGGCATTTAATGAGCAGATTATTAGAATGCAAAGCTATATGATTGAGTCTCAATCTTCTGGTAAGGCTTCTGGATGGACTGAAGAAGATGGCGAACACGTAATAAAAAATCTAAAATCGGCTTGTAATGCAGTTATTACTATGACTGAAGCAATGTCTAAAGTTGTTGAAAATGCTACTGGTATGCAAGTTGACGGTGATCAAATCGCTATCAATGGATATACTAATGCGGGAAGTTCACCAAATACAACTTAAGGAGGAACGTATTTTTCTCCTGTAATTATTTTTTATGAGGCTGATAAATATGTTTGAAGAAAAAGATAAAATCGCATTTACTCCTAAAGATATTAAACAGAAAGAAGTTATTGAAGAGGTTAACGGAGAAAAGAAAGAAAGAAATATTTTCAAAGGGCCTTTTCAAGAAAAGATGAAAGTTCTTAGGGGTGGAAAATATAGACTTAATAAAATTCCTTATGATTGTGAACCAGGGGATTTTATTGATGGGGCTTTGTTATCTCCTAAGAAAAAGGAAATACTAATTGCTACTAAATATATTGTGGCGGTATAGGAGAAATGATAATTATGGGCAATCTAATTACTAAGGGAATTGGACTTTTGGGAGCTTTGAAAGTTTCCGGAGTTGGTTATGGAACTGTCGAAGTTTGTAATAAAACTGGCGGTTCTCTGACGGCTGGAATGATTGTTTATATTTCCGGTTATGATGCAACTTTAAAGCTTCCTAAAATTGTTAAGGCTGATGCTGATACTTCGGCAAAGGTTGGGCAATTTGTAATTAAAGAGACTATTGCAAATAATAGGGCTGGTATTGTTTATGAAAAGGCTGAAATTGATGGCCTAAATACAAATGCTGGTAATGTGGGAGATCCTGTATATCTTGGGACTGACGCGGGCGCGTGGTCACTTTCAGCACCTAGTGGAGCTGATCAAGTAGTTCAAATTATTGGTTGGATTACTGCAAAATCCGCTACAGTTGGCAAGATTTTATTCTTGATTAATCCTAGGAATGTAACTGTCATAGGAACTTCAGGAATTGCCAGCGATGCAATAACTAATGGAAAATTAGCAGGAAGTATTAACAGAGCTAAACTTTCTGGTGGATTTTCTAAAGTTACACTCGCAGCCGGAACAGCATCAGGAGCCAACGTAACTATTGCGGGAATGGTCGTAGGTGATGAACTTGTTAGCGTTCTTGCATTCACTACGGCTGCTGCTATTGCTAGTGTTGCTGATAGAACCGCAGAATATGTTGTCGGCGCAGGAGTCCTAACTAAGGCTGCCGGTACCGATGAGTCCAATAATCAACTAATAGTATTTTGGAATGATCTAACTTAGATCATTTCTTAATATATTTTTGAGGTTATTATTACAGGTTATAAACGACGTTCTGATTTGGCGGCGCTCTCTGGAAGAGCTAAAGGTGCGGTTACTGTTGCTCATAATTTAATTGAAGTAGGAGCTACAAGTTCAGAAATTAACACCGAAGGTTATAATGCTATTATGATCCAAGAAGTTATAACTGTTGCTGTTAAACTTTGGACTGTTAAACTCACTGGAAGTTTGATATCTGGCGGAACATTTTCTGATGTTTATGATAATAATGTACTTTGTAGTATGCAAACAAACAGTTCTAAAATTGCTTTGTTCAAAGGTATTCCTCAATTTCTTAAGATTGTTGCTACTGAGGACGAAGATACCGGAAAATGTACCGTACGTTATCAATTAATAAATATTTAGGTGGTTTTATGAAAATTGAAAATGTAATTGCAAAAGAATTGATAACATCGAGATTTATTTTAGCATTCGTTTTAACGATTGGTTATTTATTTGGGGTTGTTGATTCTCAAACGATTGGATATATTTTAGCATTCTATTTCGGATCTAATATAGTTTCACAGATACAAAAGTAAAAAAAAATCAAGGGGCTTGCTACTTATGGAAAATAACGATATTACTAATATGAAGATACTTCTTGGAGGTTCTGCGAAAGTAGCATTAATCTTATCTGATGTAGAACTTACCAAGTTTTTGTATAATGCTGATAATGTTTATAGAGCTGCAAGTCGGGCAGCTTTTGCAATTACTGCTTATTATACGCATCTTGCATCAAAAACTATTGATGTACTAAGTTTACAAAATACACAAAGAGCAAATGCTTTTAGGGAGCTTGCAATTGAATTAGGACGGCAAGCAGATCAATATACAAATACGTCTGACGCGGTTTTTGTATTTTGTGATACTGATGATGATCCAAATAATGATGAAAGTATATTTTCAAAGAATATGTTTACAATAATAAATGATTAAGGAAGTGATTATATGGTCTTAGGACATCTCGCATTTTGCTTAACTGCTGCTTCAGCTTTAGATCCATCAAAAATAACACAATCAGAAAATTATAGATTAGTTACAGATACGGAGAAAAGTACTTGGAATGCAAAACAAGCATCTGGAGTATGCGCTTTGTTAAGTGCATCTAATACATTTTCTATTATTAATCCGCTTATAACTCCTGCCGAAAGTTGGATAGGACCATCATCAACATCTGGTATATATTTCAAAGGTGGCAACGTCGGCATAGGGACGACGGAACCGATCTATAAATTGGTAGTTTCCAATGCTGGCGCAGATGGTTTTGAATTTGCACCCGGATTAAATATGGTTGGTACGCCAACGGCCAATACAGTTTTATTTCAGGCATATAATCGGTCTACTTCTAAATTTTCAAATATTGACTTATCGGCCGGTTCTTATCGATTTGGAATTGCTGGCAGTGAACATGTACGAATCGATAATTTGGGCAACGTCGGCATAGGGACGATGAACCCCACCAGCAGGCTTCATTTAGCGGCCGGAACGGCAACCGCAAGTACCGCACCTTTGAAATTAACTCCGACAGGAGCAGTATTATTAACCACTCCTGAATTAGGAGCAATCGAATGTAATACTACAAATTTATATTATACAAGAGTTTCAGATAGAGAAATTATTCCAACAGTTATAACAAAAACAGATACAGGTGATCCAACAGGAGCAGAAGGTATATTAAGCATTAACACGTTTGATAATAATGTAAAAATATTTGCGGATGGAGCATGGAGAACATTAGCAACATGGTAAGGAATTTATATGATATATGAAAAAAAAGATAATAGTACATTGATAGTAGTAAAACAAATTACTACCGCAGAACAGCGAACTGAATATAATATAGAGACATTAAAAAATCAACGATTGGCAATTTTAAAATCGTTAAATGATTTTACAATTGCTAGAAAATCAGAACTCGCAGAAGTTAATAAAATGATATTAGAGGCTGAGAAATTGGGAATAAAACCGACTGTTGATGTAAAAATCGCTATCGAGGAGGCAAAATTACTATGATTAATTCATCTCAAAAATTACAATTTCAACAAGATAAAATAGCTCAGTATGACGCAGAACTTTTTCAATTACATGAGAAAATTGAAGAAATAGAAGCCGCGAAAGCAGTTTGTGAAAAAAGAGCAACCGAATTACAAACAACTGTAAAAAAATCAAAAGGTGTACGAAAAGATAAGAAAATAAAAAATTTTAAAACAGAAGAAGTTGAGGAAGTATGATATACCCTCCAATAGTATCTCCTTTTACTCATGGAGATACTGTAACAATTACAATTATAGATCTATCGGATAATTCTATAGTTGTAAATGCCGTGGCTTGTGTAGAAATTGGTGTTACTGGATATTATAAATATACTCCTTCATTAGTTCAAGATACAAAAACATATATATTTATAATGACAAATGGAAATACAGCATTTGATTGTGTTGGCGAACTTTCTATGAATATTTTAGGAGATTTGCGAATCGATAATATTTTAGCAGATACTAACGAACTTCAAACAGATTTAACAAATGGTGGAAGATTGGATTTATTAATAGATGCAATTAAAACTAAAACAGATTTATTAAAAAATTCTTGGAATGATTTAAGTGCGGCTTCAGTAAATGCAGAGGTAGATAGTGCATTAAATGATTATGATGGACCTACAAAAACAGAAATGGACACTGCATTAGATTTATTGCCAATCGCTACAGAAATTCGGCAAGAAATTGATGATCATAGTACACAATTAGCAAATATTGTAGAAGATACTAACGAAATACAAGTAGATCTAAAAAATACAGGACGTATTGATGAATTAATTGATAGTATTATAGCAGATTTAACATTAATACATAATCATATTAATACTATTGATGGGCATATAACGGCGGATTATGGAAGTACGCAAAAAAATATAATTGATGAATTAAAAAATACAGATTTAACGGAAGTATTATCTAGTTTATCAGATATTTATAGCGAAGTACAATCAATTCAATCATTTGGAAAAGGATCTAAAGAAGTAACTTATACTTTGACTAAAATAGATTTAACCCCTATCGCGGATGCAAATGTAAAAGTAACCTCTGATATACTTGGATTATATTCTATTGCAGAGGGTAGAACTAATCAATTAGGCCAAATCACTTTACAATTAGATCCCGGAAGTACGGTATATTTATGGCGAAGCAAAACAGGAGAAGTATTTATTAATCCAGATATTGAAATAGTACCAACATAGGAGATTTTTTATGAGTGATTGGAAAGGTACAAATGTAGAAAATATATTATCTTCATTAGAACATGATAATATATTTTTACCTAATTGGCATGGTTCTACATACGAAGAATTACCAGAATCGTTATCAAAATTATCAGATGATTTTAAAGAATTTATGATTTGGCCCATAACAATAACACCGTTAACAGGTAGAACTAAATTCGGTGAGCCTATTTATGGATATTCTTTAACTGTTATGGGAATTATAATTCAAAATGTAGTTCAAGTTATAGATAAAGATAATAATCTTGTTAATAGTAAATCTTCTATATTTGTTGATGGAAATGTAAGTGTAAATATGGATGATCAAATTTTATTTAATGGGATAATTCCAGATATTAAAAATATTAAAAGTATTCCTGATGAAAATGGGATTTATGTAAAAATTATATATATTTGAGGAATTATGAAACAAAATAAACCGCTAAATATCGGATTTATTAAGCAGATGGTTGTAAATGCAGGCATGGATAAAATTGATGCTAAAGCTACAGATATTTTAGCGGCTGCTGTTGTTGATTGCCCGGTCGATAAAAATAATATGAGAGCATCACAAAAAAAGATTAGAGATGATAATAAACAAACTGTAGCAATTGGTTTTGGAAGTGGAATATCTAAAGATTACACAATTTTTCAACATGAAAATGTAGGACTTCATCACAAAGTAGGAAAAGCTAAATGGTTACAGGATCAATTTGATATGCAAACTAAGGGAATGAAAAGAAAGTAGGGAGGGATTATAATAGATGCATCAATGTTAACACATGAAAATATTCCTTATATACTTGGAATTATAGTAAATAAGATTGAAAACATAGAAAATGAACAATTAGAAATAAAAAAAGAACTTAAAAGTAATTCTGATTGTTTAGAGATTTTTAAATTAAGTAAATGTAAGATATTTCCTTGGTTGGGGCGAAATAAATATATTGTTAGTATGTTATTTGTTGTATTGTCAGTTTGGTTATCAATAATAAATTTCTCAATGGATTGGATAACACGATTATTACAATGGAAAGGACAATTACCATAAAATTATTAGGTGATTATTATTAGTGTTGTTGAACAAGTAGCTGATTTTTTAGTAGTAAATTCATATGGTACGTTAGGAACTGATTTGTTCTGTTATACATGGGGAAGTTCTTATAATAATGCAATTATGGTAACTTCGACGGGTGGCTTAGATCCTGATCGATTTCTAGACCAAACTACAAATCGAGTAGTACATACATTTGTTAATATTTTAGTGAGAAATTCTAGTATGGAAAATGGTTTAGAAATTGCAGAGGATTTGATCAAACTGTTTGAAAAAAATATTTGTAGTTATTTTATTGACAATAAACCACGAAGAGATGAGGTAATTTATGTAGGAAAAGAAGAAACTACGCACGGAACGTTTTATTTATTTGGAATCGATTTACGAGTAATAAGTATAAAAAATAATTTGTGAGGTTAGAATATGACAGACATTGTACCAATTAAGGCAACAAGTAACGGAAGTGTAACTGTAGATGGAACGGCAATAACAGGCGTATCAAACATAAAATTTGGCGATAGTTCCGTTATGAAAGATATAACAACTCTTGGAGATCTAGCTAAGAAAAATGCGCCTACTATCCAAGATTGGAAACTAAGTTTTGATATTTGGGTACAAAAAGCGGATGCAGGGCAAGTAAAACTAAGATCTGCAAAATCTGGCGGAACTCGATATGTTTATGTCGTTAATATTGCCTCTGGAATGTATTACACATGTACGGGCGGCTATGTAGAAACTCTTGATTATGATCTATCAGGAGCAGAAGACTTCGTAAAGTGCGCGGTAACTATCGCAAGTTATGATGTAGCTACATTAACAGTTACTTAAAAATCTTTAACTGTTAATTTTTTATTAATAAATAAAAATATATTAATGAGGTTATTATTATGACTGGCGTTGATCCTAGTTTGATTCTCCCTGGTAGTTATGCATCAGTTAGTTTAGCTGATGGTGCTGCCGTAAGTATGCCTGATGAAGCAATGGAAGAAATTTCAGATATTGAAAATGGAAATCCTCGATATACTGTTTACAAAATTTCAGATGAAGATAAACAAATTCTTGATTTGGCGACAGTGCCAACTTTTGAAAAGCAAGTTCATGGTTCCGGGGATTTTGTCGCGATTTCTTCAGGGGATATTAGAGAAATTCAATATGCAGGAGGCAGATTAGTTCTAGAAACTCCTCTAAATGATGATGATGTCGTACAACTTGCAACTGGAAAATATGTAAGTATAGCTCTGATTTATGGTGCGTTAACTTCTAAAGTTTCTGATAAAAGTATAATGAAAGAAGCTACTCCTATAGGAAGTTTGGCAAAAAAGAATTTCCCTACGATTGATGAATTTAGTTTGGATTTAGATATACTGTTTACAAAAATTGCAGCGCAATTAGTTGTAAATGATCTAACGGTAACTCATCAAAAAGGTGGAACAAGTGGAAATGCAATTTCATTTGCAATTACAAATCCAGAAACTACACATACTTTATCAATTGCTATAGTTGGTAATGCAATAACGGTAACTCTTGGTTATGCAGGTGGTGCAATAACATCTACAAATCAAGACGTTGTAGATATTTGCAATATGTCGCCAGAAGTTCAAAGACTTGGAATTGTGGTTGAATGTGATGCTGAAGATGCAAGTTCTTTAGCTAGTGCGTTTACATCCGATACGCTTATTGGTGGCGAAAATGCTATTAATTATGCATCGAAAAAAGATTCTTTGATAGCTGTAAATGTATATGGAGATACTGATGATAGTTTTATGTGGCAAGGATTAGGATATATTGAATCTGCCGATACAGATTTTAATCCAGAAGATTTGATTAAACAATCTATAAAAATTGCTTGTTATGGTAAATTATATTTTAGACCAAGATAAATTTACCAAAAGCTTTATATATTTTAGATTCGCTAATATAATATGTAGGTGTACAATATGGATGAAAATGTAGAAATGAAAAATAATATGATTGATATTAATGGAACTATTTATAAGATCGGTGCCGATTTTATAACCATGATGGATTGTGAAAACACATATCAAAAGGTTACTGGAATTAAAATGAATTTCTTTGATATGTTAAATAAAGATAATTTTAATAATACAATTCTATTAGTATTGCTAGTACATGGTCTTAACAGCGGAAATAGAATTAGTGGTGATCCTCGGCAAATGGATCTTGTACAAGTTAGTAATATTTTGAATCTGTATATTAAAAATTCCGCTGTTGGAATTAAAAACACTTCAGAAATTACCGGAAAAATGCTAATTCTGTATAACCAGATTGTTAATATCATGGCATATGATTTAGACATAGATTTTCTAAAAAGTCCAACAGTGTAAATAGTAGTGAAAAATCCACTACTAAAACCCCTTTTTCTTATGATAATATTTTTAAAATTGGTTATTCTGTTGGACTAAAACCTTATGAAATTCGACAATTTACACTTCGAGAATTTAATGATTATGTAAGAATTAATAGCATTTCAAAATCAAATAATGTTACTATTCTAGCGTGGAAGATTATTAATTTGTTAAGCCAGATGATTTCTGGAAAATTTAAAGGATTGGATAATTATATAATAAAAGATGAATCAAACCCTATCGTTGTAAAATCTAAGAAAGAATCATTGATAAGCAAGGCTATGGATAAAGCTCGATCTCTTAAACATATTATTTAATTATTATATTTTGGTGATTATATGAGTCAAAATGTTGGAGAAGTTTATGCAGTTTTAGGACTTGATAAAAGTTCTTTTGAAAGTAGCCTTAGCGCAGCGGATTCTCGTTTTGATTCATTTGGTAGTTCTTTAGCTAGTAAAGCCGGAACTATTGCAAAAACTGTAGGGGCGGCTCTTATTATTAGTGGTGCTGCTCTTGGTACGGTTGCAACTGTTGGCACAAAAGCATATATGGATATCGAAAGTGCGGCGGCTGATGCTGCGTCTAAGATGGATTTATCAGCAATTGCCCAACAAACCGGAACATCTTTTAATGAAGCTTTTGGAAGTGTTAAAGAGCACGTTATAGATTTATCAAGAGAGTTAGGGCAATTATCTACAAATTCTTTCGATCCTAACCAAATTGCGGCGGCTATGGCAAATTTAGCAGCGGGCGGATTTGATGTAGCAAATGCATCCGCCTCTGATTTAGCACCTATTTTAAGTTTAGCAACTGCTGCAAATTATGACTTACAAAGTTCCGCTGAAGTTGCTATGAGTACTATGAATCAGTATGGAATGACTGTAAAAGATTTAGGGCATATATCTGATGTATATACTTTAGCAAGTGGTAAAAGTGCGGCTGGAATGTCAGATTTCAAAGATTCTATGAGTTATGTAGGTCCAGCGGCGCAAAATGCAAATGTAAGTCTTGAAGAATCTGTGGCAATGATTGGAAAACTTAGAGATGTAGGCATACCGGCAAGCACTGTAGGTACATCTCTAAGAGATGGTATGCAAACTCTGGTAGCGCCAACAGGAGCCGCCGCAAAAGCACTTGAAGCAATGGGCTTAAAAACATCTGATGTTTCATTAAAAAATCAAAAATTTATAGATGTACTAAAGAAAATGAAAGATCAGGCAGATAAAACCGGCGAAGGTGCTGCAGCATTTATACGAGTTTTTGGTGTAACTGGTGATACTCTTTATAATTTAGCGGGAATGTCTGATGGTGTTAAGCAATTAACAACAGATTTAGAAAATTCAAACGGTGCGTCTGAAAAGATGGCCGGATTAATGAATGATACTCTAAAGGGAGCATGGAATACAGCTCTAGGTGGCGTAACTGATTTAGGAATTGGAATAGGTGAAAAATTAGCTCCTGCATTTGAATCATTTTTAAAATGGATATCTAGTGATGCAACTCCCGCAATAGCTGGATTTATAGATGCGATTGCAGCCGGTGATTGGGATTCTGTAGGGGATATGATTGAAAAAGGAATTGATTTTGCAATCAAATCCATCGGAAATGTTGGAGCAGATCTTTGGAAGAAAATATCTCCTGCAATTAGTTATGTAGGTCAAAAATTTGGACCATCTTTATCAAAAGCTTTAACTTTTACTGGCGGTGTTGTTGGATTAGCTTTAGTTTCAAAAGGTATTTTATCAATTATTCCAGCAGCAATAAGCGCAGGATCAACTATAGCTACAAATTTATTAGGCCCTGCGATGGCAGAAGAATTTGGAGAATTATATAATATTATTATTAAAGTTGTTGGACCATTGGCCGCTATTGGGACAACTGCTATTATAGTCGCCGCTGGTTTAGGAACATTAGGATATGCTCTTAATCCTGGTAAATTTACAGAATTTAATAAAGTTGCCACGGATGCTTTTAATGGTATTAAAACTGTAGTAAGTGATTGTTGGAGTTTAATTAAAGAAGGCGATTTTTCTGGTGTAGGAACTAGGCTTAAAACTGCATTTACTGATGCTGCAAATTATGTTAAAGAAATTGATTGGAAAGCTCTTGGAACTGATATAATTAACATGGTCGGTGATGGCGCTAATGCAGTTATTGAAAGTGCTCTTAATTTTGGCGAATGGATTAGGTCACATATTCAAGCATGGATTGATAATAATGGGCCTGAAAATCTAGGGCGTGATCTCGGAGATGCCTTAATCACAGGTGTAAAATATATTATTGATGATACATCATCTTCTAGTATTTGGGACTCAGTTACAAAAATATTAGGAACTGTTGAAGATTGGTTAGGTTTGGGCCTAGATATTGCCGGTGGTATTGGTTCCGGGTTATATGATGCATTTAAACCGTATATTGCAAAAGTTTATAATAGTATAATAACATTTGTTCGTGATTCACATACAACTTTAGTAGGATGGAAAGATCAAATTTCATCAACTATCGGACATGTTTTTGACAGTGTAGTTAAAAATATTGATGAAATAAAAACATTTCTATCTACAAAATTAACAATAACTCTAGATACTGCATGGACACTATGGGAAACAACAGTTACAACTATAAAAACATGTTTAGATGAAATTTTTAAATTTAAATTACCAAGTTTAGATTGGAGCAGTTGGGGTAGTTTTGAAAATTTCTTAGTTGGTTTACAATCAAAAGTTTCAAAAATTTATAGTTCTGCAACTGGCGGAACTCCAAGCACGGATCAATCCGATAATCCGTCATCAAATCCTACTAGATGGACTACGGAAGGATATGATAGTAGTAAAGTTAGTGTATCATCAAATTCAATTTCAAATTCAATTAATCAAGCAAAATTAAATGATGCACTTTCTCAATTATATAATACAAAATCAACTTCAAAAACTTCAACAAAACTAAAAATTATGAGTATTGGCGATACTGTTTCAAATCCAAGTTTAATAAATCAAGAACAAATATATAGCAATAAACTTGTCGAAAGAAGTGGAAAAGAATTAACTCCTGGACAAATATCTTCAGGAACTTGGTCAGAAGGAACATTAAACCAAGTTAAAGCAGCATTAGAACAAAATAGTAAAAGTACGATTGATAATACAGTTGCAAAATCAGAATCAACAACTACAACTATAGAAAAAACTGGCGAAGTTATTGATAAGTCAATGGAATTAATTGATTATTATGATAAATGGACAGGAACAACAGTAAAATTAACACAAAGCCAAATAGATGTAATGAAAAGTTATGATAATAGCTTTATGGTAATTGAAGATACTACTAAAAAAATCAATAATGATGAAAAACAAACACAAACAGAAATTGCACAAAGTCAATTATCAACTGCAAAAACATTATCAAACTTACAATATAATACAACATATGCATTAACGGATAGTTTTCAAACATTCGGTGGAACTTTTGAAAATGCAAGACAATCATGGGAAGCAACCGGAAAACAAACTTTTCAATCTGGTATAGATTTTTCAAATAGTATTAAAAGTTCTAGTAATGAATTTACAACCTCAGTTAATTTATCAAGTGCTGCTGTTCGATACGGATTAACGGACGCTGGTCAAAAAATTGCTATAATTGGTAGTGTTGCTCAACAGCAATATTCAGCAGCAGGAAAACAATTTATAGATGATGCAAAAACAGGATCAGGCTTTACCGTAAGCGGTGCTAAAGAAGGAAATCAATTTATAATTACAGGTGCTAAGGACTCTTCGAAAATAACTGTAGATAGTGCTAAAGAATTTGGCGGAATTGTTACAACTTCAGCAAATGGTTTAGCTAGTAGCCTTAGTTCATTTAATATAAACAAAGTACAAAATCTTGCCCCTGATGATTCTAAATGGTCCCACGAATATTTTGATGAGATTACAAATTCAAGTTATAATACAGTTAAAAAAAGTAGTGAACTTGCGGCAAATACAATTAATACTGCAAGTAAGCAATATGAAACTACTATAAAATGGACTACTGATAGCCTTTTTAGTACTTGGAATGCGGTTTTAGTTCGAACTGATGCAGCAAATGTAAAATCTTCTCAAAATCAAATTTCATCAAGTCAATCATTTGCATCAAATGTAAATAGTGCATCAAGTTCAAATTTAGCAACCGCAAATACTATTAATACAAATTCAATTACGACATCGCAAAAAAATAGCCTGATTAATGATCAGATGATAGCGAATGCCGGTTTGAAATGGACAACAGTTTCTGATAATGTAAAAAGTTCTCTTTCAAATACAGGAACAAATCTAAAAACGAGTGTCGTTGAATCTAAAGATGCGTTATGCGCCGCCGGTGATAATGTAGAAGAATCTTTAGGTAGTGGAGCGGATGCCCTAAATAGTGCATCAGATAATCTAACTACTGCATCCGAAACTTTAGCAAATTGTTCATTAACAATTGCAACAACAGCATCAAATATCATAGGACTTGCAAATAGAGGCGGTGGCGCTGTATGGGGCGGTACTTCCATATCTGGCGGTGGTTCTTGGATTGGCACAGGATCAACCGCTGTAGGTGGTAGAGGTTACGTAGATTGGGGTGGAACTTACGCTAGTATTTTAGCTGGTAATTATAATTCTGGACGTATTGGAAGCTTTAGATGGGGCGCAAAAGGATATTTGGCGGATAAAGGCGCTGAAGTTGTTGGGATCGGAGCAGAAGGAACCGAATTAGTTTTGCCTTCCGATATCACCGAAACCATTTTACAATTGACGCGGCAAGGATTTAAAAATGAAGGATCGTCTCAAAAAGTATTCATAAATAATCCGATATTTGGAAATGAACAAACTTCTGAGTTTGGGCTTATTAGTAGTTCAGAAACTTCTAAAAATCTTATTATAGATGTTACACTTGAAATGGATGGTCAAAAAATCGCAAGAAAAGTAATGCCATATGCATTAAAAGATATTAATCGCAGTGGGTATAAAGGTAAACATTAGGTGATTTTTTATGAATTATGGTACTAGAAATACAGGATTAAAAAAACCGGAATTATCAGATAGTGCATTAATATCAGATATAAATGATAACATAGATATTATTGATGGTATTATAGCAAAATGTAATTTTATTGCTGTAACAAATCCATCAATTTATGATGATATTGGTGATGGATATTCGCCAGGTAGTATTTGGTTCAATTTGAGTACATCTACAATATTTAAATGTATTTCAAATACATTCAATAATGCACTATGGCAAAAATTAGGCGATGTTACCGGTCCATCGAGTTCAATTGTAAATAGAATTGTTGGATTTAGTGATACCACAGGAAAACTTGTAAAAGATCTTGGATATACTATAGATGAGTTACTTTTGCTTGCAGGACGGGTTAACGGTCAACACATAGTAGGATCTACAATTTTAGATAAAGTCCAGCAAGGAAGTATCGCAAATTTTCAACATTTTCCAAATATATTTAGTAGGGTATCTAATGTGGATGTAATAAACACCGGTGCGTGGATTATACACAGCCCAATAAGTAGAACAAGCGCAGAATTATTTATTATAAGAGTACATGGATATTTTTATTCGCTATCTACATCTATAGATTTTACTATTGTAGGATATACTTATGCAAAAGCAAACGGTAATGTTGATGGTCAACCCGGAGCAGTTTTTAATTATTCTTTAAGAGATAATGGAAATGATGGACTGCCTAAATATGTTGGTATAGATTCTTCTGGAAAAGTAGCAATTGCAATTGGTACTACAGCAACCGATGTATATTACGGAAGATTATCTGTTGATTTATATACGACTAAAAATATTCCAACAATTGATATACATACAGGATGGTCAATTGATATCAGTACAACTGCCGGTTTTGGATGGGGAGATATACATGGCCCATTACAAAATAATTACAAATGTTATGATTTATACGCCGAAAATAATATATCTGCATTAAGTTTTACAGATAGAACTCCATTTTATGAAGGAGATGCATTAAAAGAAATTGCAAAAATTAAAGGCAAAGATGGTACAATTGATCATACAACTTTACCAGAATTTGCTAAAGTTATAAAACGTAAAAATAAAGATAATATAATTGAAGAGTCAGATACAACTGAAAGAAATTTAGGAAACATGCTTTCAATATTAACGGTTGCATTACAGCAACAAATTAAAATTAATGAAGAACAAACTCTAAAAAATATAGATATTGAAACCCGATTAAGTAAACTAGAAAAAAAATAATAATATATATTATTTTTTGAGGGCTTAATATGATATATTTAAATATTGGTAATATTAATTTTTATTTAACTAATAAATGGAATGATTATGTAAGTAATAGTTGGTATGAAATTAAATATGGTATAAATACATGGGGAGAGTTTGATATTCAAACATGGAAAGACATATATATAAAATATTCACAAACCGATCAACCATATTATATAATGGCAAATAGTTTAAATATTAATGATATTGTTAATGATCAATCTACGTGCGATTTTAAAATATTTGATCAAGAAAGTGAATTATATAATTATTTACAAAAAGGATTACCAATTTCAATTTATGATGATAATTTTGATATAATGTTTTCTGGATTTATAGACAGTGTAGAAAAAGTACATTCTAATATTTCTGGAAATGTAGCAATGGAATATACAATTATGGGAATCGATAATCATTACTTAGTAAATAAAAGAAAAATGATAAAAGCATTTATTGATGAACGTGTTGATTTAGCGGTTCAATGGATTGCTGAAAATATTTTAGAAGATGAAGGAATAACAATTGGATTAATTTCTTCAACTACAAAAACAATTTCAAAATCATACAATTATGTTAATACAAAAGATGTTTTAGATGAATTATCAGAATATGCAGCATGTGTTTGGTTTATTGACTGTAACAAAAAATTATATTTTATTGACATTGAAACTTATAGAACACCATTTGATATAGTTTTGGATGAAAATTGCGTATGCGAATACGTAAAATTTGACAGTTTTAAAGTTTCTGATGAAAATCCAGAATATAGAAATCAGCAATATTTGACAGGATCGACTAACAAAAGTGTTTTACAAACTAAAACATTTAAGGGAGATGGTGAAACTGCTTCCTGGGGAGTTGGACTTCCAATTATAGAACAGCCTACAATTTATGTTAATGATGTAGAAAAAACAATTGGACTTAACCAATCTAAACAAACTTATGAATTTTATTGGACTGAAAATGATAATACAATAAGTCAAGATAGCTCCGGAACAAAATTAACAAGTTCTGATGTGTTAAAAGTAGAATATTATGGGAGTTATCCAATAGTTGTAAAAAGTTTTAATGCTTCTGAAATTATAAGATTATCAAATTTGGATGGAAGTTCAGGAATAGTTGAAGATATTTCAACAGATTCTAATTATAATACAGAAACCGACGCTTTAGAAAGAACAAATGTGTTGATAAGTACATATGGAGTAGAATCAAAAACAATAACATATACTACAAGAACGGCAGGAATTGAAGCAGGTCAACTCCAATTAATTCAATCTACAAAATACGATTTAAGTGATTATTGTTTAATCACACAAGTTAATAAAATTGAATCCGAATATGAAATGGAATATGCAATAACTGCAATCAAAGGCCCAGTTAGCGATTATTGGACAAAACAGATGTTAAAAATAAGCGAAGCAAAAGCTCGATCACTCCAAAATGAAATTAGTACATCAAGCGTATTATTAATTCTATTCACATTTGAAAAAGAATGGGCAGATCCATCTATTGATGATGGATCTTTAAACATTTTTAAAACAATTTATCCAGGTATAAATACATTTCCAAATGCAAATAATTTAGTATGTTTTGATATAGATGATAAATGTTTGTATATGCAAATTGATACGGCAACTCCTTATAGAATTTACATGACAGGACAAGTAATTACAGAAGATTATATAATAGCTGGACAAGTAATTATAAAAGGTAGTGTTGTAACTACGTTCATTGTTCCGTCTGACGAATGTAATGGATATTTTACAACAGTAAAATTTTTTGGTGGTGGTAGTGCCACATCAGAAATTGATAGCGGAGTTCTAATAAGTTCTCATGAATTAGTATATACTAAAAATTATTTAGAAAGTTTCCAAGTGGTAGTAACATATACGAAGGAGTCTTAATTATGGCATATACTAAGAGTATTTGGCTTGAATTTGGAATGACAACTGCTCAAAAATTATCAGCATTAACAAATTTAGAATGTATGTATGATGAATTAGTAGATTATACTGATGCAATTTTACATGGCGAGCTTTATTATACATTTGCAGAATGTACCGCAAAATATTTTACAATTGCAAATGATGGTGATGGAAGTACATTAGTTGCAAAATATTTAGATGGTTATACTGCTCAACAAATTATTGATGCTGGAATACCATCAGGATCTATTTGTATTTGGAAAGGTTCTATAGAATCAATACCTAGCGGATTTGTATTATGCGATGGTAATAATAGTACGCCAGATTTAAGAAGTACTGCAATTGTTGGATCTGGATCAAATTATTCAAGAGGTTCTAATGGCGGAAACAATACAATTACTTGTATTGGAAATATTACGGTTGCAGGATATGCTTTACAAATCACAGATATTCCCGCACATTATCACGCATTAACGGAATATGGCCCAACAGCGGGTGGAAGACCAGCAACAGCAGCCGGATTATATGCATTTGTTGGCGGTATTTCCTCTGGAAGTGCAAATACAAATTCAACAGGTGGTGGACAATCACATTTACATACTGCAAGTTTTTCAGGAGATGAACAAGAAAAAATGCCGCCATACAAAGCAGTTTGCTTTATAATGAAAACTTAGGAGTTGTTCTTAGGAGTTGTTATTTATGGGATATACAAAAAATCATGATAATTGGGAAAATATTTTTGAAATTACATCTTATAATTCTAACATCTTTTATGTTACCGGTACAGATCATTGTATTTGGGAAAATGCGTTAACACGATTATCAACAACAACTGTAAAAAAATTAAGTGTTGCTAGTGATGGTACAATATTTGCAATTGATTACACTAATGGAGCATGTTTAAAATTTACAGGAAGTACTTGGTTAAATCTTGGAGGTATTATATTAGAAATTGCCGCACTTACTGGTAACATAGTGTATGGCATCGGAACTGATAATTGTTTATGGAAATGTGAAAATGGATCATGGACGCAAATCTCAGCAACCCAAATTAAAAAATTAAGTGTTGCTAGTGATGGTACAATATTTGCAATTGATTATAGTACCGGCAATTTATTACAATGGACCGGAAGTACTTGGACAAATTTAAGTGGGGTTATATTAGAAATTGCTGCATACAGTTCAAATGTATGCTATGTAATTGGCACTGATTATTCTATGTGGAAATATGAAAGCAGTGTTTGGACAAAATTATCTAGTGGTCCGATAGAACGAATTAGTATATCATCAGATAATACATTACGTGCTATTGAATTTGGTGTAAAAAACATTTTACAATGGAATATCACAGATTGGATACTAATAACGGAATTAACAAATATTTTGTGTTTATTATCTGGAAAAGTTTTTAATCATTTAGAAACACAATATGACTATTCTAAATCAGATATAGATAGTCATAATCATAATACAAGATATTATACAAAAACATTAGCAGATAATACATTTTTTACGTTAATAAATTCAGTAAGTTTAGAAATGGATGCTGATAAACTTGATGGTGAACATTATACAGATTTATTAGGAGTAACATTACCAGTTGGTGCAATTTTGGCATGGTCTGGTACCGATTCTAATATACCTACTAATTGGCATATTTGTGATGGTGGTACATATGAAGGGATTTTATCACCGGATCTTCGAAATAGATTTGTTCCGGGATCTGGAAATTTGTATGCAAATAATTCTACAGGTGGCCCGGAAACATGGAATGGAATAATAACCCCAACTGCAAACATAACAATTGCTGACCACATTTTAACATTATTAGAATTACCAAATCACGATCATACATTTACAGATTATTATACAGTTGTAATTAGTAGAGAAACTATGGGTACAGGATCACCATATCCAGCAAATGATAGTACATATGGACAAGATTCTTCATATGTTGGCGGCGGTGGTGCGCATGGGCATTCTGGAAGTTCAATATCATTCAATACAATTGATCCAAGACCAAAATATTATTCACTATATTATATTATAAAATATAGATAGGTGATTTTATGGCATATACAAAAAATCATGAAAGTTGGTTAACAACAGATCCAATTACAGAAACTGTTATGAATAATTTTGAAAGTATTTATACAGAATTAGCCGCATATTTATTATCACATAATCATGATGATATATATTATACAAAGACGCAAATGGAATCTACATATTTTTATAATTCTAATGATGGGGCAGGATCTAATTTAGATGCTGATCTAATTTATCATGCCAATGGAAATTTACACGCAAGTTCATTTTATGGGTTAGGTGTTCCCATTGGATTGATTATTATTTGGGATTCTCGAAATGGAGCAATCCCTAGCGGATGGCTTTTATGTGATGGGAATAATGGTACAATTGATCTAAGAGATTTAATACCTGTTGGCGCTGGCGATGGAGAATATTATATGGCGCCAGGAACTACGGGAGGATCTTCAACGTTTTCTGTAGAAGGTGACGTAACCGTAGATGAGCATGAATTAACAATTGCAGAAATGCCAGCACATTATCATACGTTTATAGATCATACATATACAAATAATTCGGCAGCATCAGGAATAACATCATATAGAGGGGGGGCATCCGTGTCAAGATTAACAACGTCGGCAGGATCTTCAGATGCACATGGACATTCTGGAAGTTCAATATCAGCAAATGCTGTAGGGGCAATGCCATATTATTTGAGTTTATGTTACATACAAAAAATGAGTTAAAGTTATAAAAAATCTAAATAATCATTTGAAAATGGATTTGCACAAAAATTCATTTGTATATGATAAATTACTTAAACTAATAATTATACATATACATAATATGTATTTAGATATCATATTCGTATTAAGGCGCTCTTAGTATTTAAGAGTTTTTCATCACAAAGTATATAAACAATAAAAACACTATTAGTAAGGAGGAAAATAAAAATGGATGAAAAACTAAAAAATTATTTGTATAATATTGATGAAAAAAATATTGCTGAATTGGGCGAAATGCTTGCGGATGCTGACGCGAAGCTCTTTGAATCTGAGAAAAACAAGCTTACTGGTATGGCTTTGGATTTTACAGATGAAGAAAAAAAGACAATTTCGGATTTGGCGATAACACAAAAAAAGGATGAAATGGAAAAATATATTAAACAAGTTAAAGAAAGCCGTATGGCATCTATGAAAGATTTTGATAATAATATTCATGAGGCAAAGGCAAAATTCCGACAAATTGCAATTACATTTGATACCGTAAAATTGATTGTTGATAATAAAAATCGGAATTAAAATCATTTTTATTTTTTTCAAAAATGCAAAACTATAAATATCAATCCGTCGTATAGGGGTATATGCGAAAAATAAGTTTTCGCTATAATGAAAAATAATCGGAGATAAATAATATGGCTAAATCTATGCTAAAGGAAGCTGTAAAGCTTGAAAAATTTGGAAAAGTTCCCGAAGGAAACTATGTTATTACACTTGATGATATTCTTTTGGAAGAAAATGTAGTTAGTATTTATTCTGAAAGCATACCAAAGGACTTTATGAAGTCCATTAGAAATAAGGAAAAGGTAAATCTAACTGAGGAGCAAATACGACAAATCGAGGGTTTTGATCTTGGAGCTAAGGGATGCTTCGACGACGGGCAACCAAAACCTCGATTTCAAAATAGGATTAACTTCATTTATCATGATGAATTTGGTAATAAGCATTCTCATCAAATTTGGGGCGGTCCAAAACTTAACAAGGCACTTACAAAGTTTAATGTTCATATCAAGCTTGAGGGAGATTTTAATAATCTTGATGTAACAACTATTAGAAAGGTAGGACTTCCAGCCCTTCCAAATCAAGAGGGAGCTGCCCATAATACCGATGGCGGATTTTCGCCAATGGCATCAGCACTCCTAAAATACCTTCAAGCTGAAGGTAAGGGCATGGAATCTAGGGATATTGCCGTGCTCCATAACAAAGGGGTTGTTGTAGACGGTATTACCCTAAATGATTTCGGCTCTATTGTTAGTGCATGGGGCGAAATTAAGGCCAAAGTTAAACAATCTGTTGTTGATGGAAAGATTGATATTATCGAGTGATAATATCAATTAATATATTTTAGAGGATATTATGACTAGAATTATAAAAAGATCTTTATCACTAGCTTTGGCAGCGGAAACAAAAAGCGGAAAATCGTATATAGGGGCAAGTATTGTAAAAAAATATGGTGGGATTATTTGCGATTTTTCCAGAGTAAATCAAATTGGGGGATTTAAAAATCCAATTGAATATAAAATAGCTGTGAATGCTCCTCAAAAAATCGGAGAAGATGAAATAATAGAAGTAGGGGAAGCATGGACAGCTTGCCAAAAAGTAGGGATCACAGAAGAAAATTATAAATTAATCACCAATTGGAAAGATTTTGAAAATGCCATAGCGTATGCAAGATTTTTATCTGAAGATGTACTTAAGAAAAAAATTTGGATAGTTCTTGATGATACTGTCGCTATGAGATGGCATAAAACGCTAGACATTGCAAATAAACTTGGGCATAAAAACGCCAGTCAAAGCGATTGGCGATCAACTACACAAGAACTAAAAATTTTGATTAGTGATTTAAGTAAAGATTTTAATTTGTTTATCATAAATCAAATGAAAGATGAATGGGAAAAAACCGAAATTGAGGATAATAAAACTGAAAAACAATCTACAGGAAAGAGAGTCCCTAATATCATTCCAAATGGGCTTGAATATCTTGTTGATGGTTTGATGCATATTGAAATTGATAAAAGTTCTATGCCATATAAGCAGTATCTTGTAATTGATGGAGGAAAAGAATTTTGGATATGTGGGAATGATTTTTGTCCTAAAGTTGAAAATATAACTCCTGAATTAATTATGAAAGTTATGGGCATTTCAGAGGATCGGCTATGAATAATATATTATTTAATGGACATAGAATTATATTAGAAACACAATACGAATATATTTCAACGTTTTCGCAACATCATATAGATAATATAAATATAATGAAAAATCTTAATGTTGATAAAAATATATGTACTAGAGAAGATGCTATTAAGCTAGTTAACGAATATTTTGATATGTT